GTCTGTACCTGTTACTGTAAACGAAATGCCCGAATCATCCCCCGCACTTAGAATAGTAATATTACGAGGTTCATCGAATGTTACTGCGCCCCCAGAAGTAAGTGCACCCCCTAGGACTAGATTAGCGTTATTACCTACAGCGGCGGCAGTGGAAATACCATCAGTATCTGCAGCCGCAGCCTCTACAAACGTAGATTGAATGTCAGAAGACATCTATACCCTCCTTAAAGAGAGGGGGTTTCTAAACCCCTGCTCGATTATGCAATCTGCACATACTCAATAATGAATGTGAAGGAGCCTGCCGTGGTGGCATCTGCCGTGTTGGTGATATTGCAGTAGATGGTTCTTGCTGCGGAGGTGTATTGGACGGATGCCGGAGCAGTGGTGCCGCTTTCAGTCTGGGCAACCAACGAAGGTAACGTGACATTACCGACAACAACCGTAGTACCACCATCAAGAATCTGGTCAGCAACAGCCGCTACAATCTGTGCGCCTGAACTACTAGTACCTACCTCGTAACCAATATTACCAGATCCAATTACCGGAGCTGTGGCACAAAATATCTTGATGTTGGTCATAATGGTATTGGCGGGTTGCGTGAACGCACCAATCGCGGGACTATCGCCAGCAGTGGTATTAACAGTAACGCCCGTGGCGTAGCCGACATGCTTGATGTATTTGTTAGTGAAAATACCCGTGGAAGCAACGGAAGAAGTTTCGGTAACAACCCCAGTAGTTGCGGCTACATTTATAACCTTAAAACCGTTTTCAGAACGGACGGAACCGCTGAAAGTAGTATTAGCCATGTTCATCTCCTGTCTTGGCTAGTGTCAGCCGTACCATACGACTGTCAGGGATAATTTATAATATAAAATAAAAAAGAGGAGATAGCAAGTACCCCCCCTTTAATATATCGTACCGTATAATTACGCGCCGGGCGAACCATAAATCCCAAGAGGATCAGATACACCAAACGAATAACGTTCCCGGGCTTTATAACGACTATTACCCGTATCGAAATCAGCATCCATAGATGTCTGCAATGCCGTACGAGTAAAGTGTTTCAAACCATTAGGAATGTCAGTCGTAAGAAACCACGCATCCGTATCAGTCAGATAGTGGTTAATTGCGTAACCTTCAGGGATTGAACCCTTAGTCTTCATGGCGTTGAGGTCATTATCCGCCGTGCCCACACGACCCTCAGTCTCCAGAACCCGACAAGCAACAAACTGCAAGGCAGGGGGGATAACGAGTTTTTTGGGGCGGGCAGCGATTAACAGGCCGCGTTCATCCGTCCAAGCAGAAATGGAGATAACGGCGGCTTCCAAAGAAGTCTCGTTAAGATCCGCTGCTGTAGAAGGCGTATTAGAGTTAGTCCCACCAGAAACAAGCGGGTGAGACGTGGAACAAAGCGCCACACCATCACCATAGGTGGTAGAGAAGGCATCGTTAAGGATAGCCGCTCCCTTGACCTGTTTCGTGTACGCCATAGCACGAGCCAACGCTTTCGTGTAACGAGCGGAAAGCGAGTCATAAAGATTATCTTCAATAGCTTCCTCAGTAACAGAGAAACCCATCGCAATAGTCTCGTGCGTATAACGAGCCGTCCACGCTTCTTGAGCATTGTCATATTCGATGGCAGAGCCTTCGTCCTTGACAGGTGCCGCAGAAAACCCGGATAGCTTCGTTTCTTCCTCAAAAGAACGATCAGAAGATTCCGTCTCAAAAATCTCTTTATGTTCTAGGGCGTACTTTGCATACTCCATACCGAATAGAGCATTAAGACCGGGGAGGAGTTCTTTAAGTAATTGTGCTCTTGAAATAGCCATTTTACATTACTCCCCTAAACGCCGGTTGTGTTGTCAAACTGATGACCAGCACACCACTTAACAAGCACTTCAGGGAAGGCCGTTGAAGAAGTTTTGGTCTCAGTTACAACATCTACAACACGAAGCGGAAAAGTATTAGTGGTAGCAGAAGTATCATCGACAGCAATCTTAGAATTGCCGGTAACGGTGCTTCCCGTGTTGTCTACCATCTGCACATTTGCTCCGATGTCAGTAATAGCAAGATCAGCCATTACAACAGTACTACTAGCTGCAGACGAAATTACTGCGACCTTAAATAGTACATTCGTGTCATCAACCACGTATGCCCTAGCGTCACTAGCAACAGTGCTAGCGGGCCAATATTGTTTAAACGTGGGTTGAGATGTGCCGGGGTCTGTATAAGTACACCCCATAAAGACACCAATTGGCGTCATAGCAGCGTCAGCGGTATCCCGCTCAACAGTGCCACCAGTTACGAGTTTAACGACATCCCCATAAAAAATGTCAGTAGCGTACGCGCTAGCAATTCTGTACAGGCGAGTAGCACCAGCATAGGGAGTACCATTAAGCATCTTAACTGGTCGAAGTCCGTAAGGACCATCGACTGTAGGATAAGCCATAGCTTATACCTCCTATTTACTAGTTAAGTTCCATTGCCAAATGTGACCTTCGTCTTCCGTTCATTAAAGAGCGGCATACGAGGATCGTTTTCGCGCATAAGGTTATTATTTACAGAAGTAGTTTGTGCCTTGCTTTGCTCTGCAAAGTACTCATTACGTTCTTCGACTAACTCTTTAGGAGCCTTACACAGCATTAAACCCCCAATCACAACATTTTCCTTAAAACGTTCCTGTTCTACGGTAACCATTGTAATCTCAGGGTGGTCTTCTGCTTTGACCGGTTCCCAACCTTCGCGCAGCTTTGATGAAACGTTCGTAGCGTCAACCGTTCCTTGCGTAGATACACGTACCCAATGAAATTCATAACCCGGCTGGCTAATAGGCGAAGGGAGTACTTCGGGCCTTTGCCAAGCTTTCCTACGGGCCGTTTTTTCTCTAGATACTTGTTCACGATTAATACGATTTTCAGCCATTTTCTTTCACCATTTCTATTGCAACCTGTTTGGCGTAGTCTTCGAGTTTGACTCCTAAACGATTTGCTAGGTCTACTTGGGTACTAGTTAATATCACTTTCTTAGGTGATGTGCTCCGCGTAGCGGGTGCAACCACATTAGCCTGATGTTTCGTAGTTTTTCTCTTGGGTTTATCAACACCCTCGAAATGTTCGGGAAATAACTGCTGCATACGACTATTGATTGTGTCGTAGTAGTCATCACTTTGCGGGTTCACACCCTGTTTGACAAGTTTATTATGCAACCCCAGCGCTAAACTTGTCATCTCATCATCAGAACCGAACCACGTATTAGTTCTTGCCCATTCGTTAGCTCGTTGGTCAACAGCTACTGGGGTGGATTGCTCTGTTGTATCTTGTTCTAAAGATGTTTCCTCTTCTTGTAAAGGCGAAAGTTGTATATTACCTAAACGGTCTGCTTTTATTTTAGCAGCCGTCATACCTTCTTGTGCGTCTACTACTGCGTCAGTATCCCCAGACTCGTAAGCCTCTTTATACGCACGTTTCGCTTCGTCTAACTCAGTACTAACAGTACGTTTTGCTTGGTCTAAAAGGATAGACTGGTTTTTACTAACAGAAGTTTTTAGATTTTTATTTTCATGTACTAATTTTTGAGTATACCGTTCAAGTTCTTCACGTTCGCGAAGGGCTGTTTCTTTTGCGCGCCGTTCGTCATGGTATCCCTTACTGAAGTGTTTAATCCTATTACGAACTTTATCAGAATAAGCCGCAAGCTCTTCTTCAGTAACCTCTTCCGGGGCTTCAGATACCTTACGATTCCTATCAGCTTTAGGCGTATCGTCTACAATTTCAATTTCTATTTTATCTTCTGAAACATTGGGTTCCGAGTTAGAAGTTGAAGACTCGTTGGATATATCGACAGTAACAGCGCTAGAAGGCCCTACTTCAATATCAATATTATCATCCCTCTTATCAGGATCTGGAAACTCATATTCTACTTTTTCAAAAGGCATTAAATAACTCCTATGCTCGTGATACACCACGGGGGTCTTTGACAATAGCTTCTATAGAATCATCGTTCATCAAACGATATTCTTTACCATCCGGTAGAGTAAACCGATTACCGGTATTGGCGCGAAACATCACATAATCACCTACTTTACACCAAGGTCCAGCAGAGAACCTGTCTTTATCACTATAGGCTTGACTACCCATATCAAGTACAAGTCCCACCGTGGACATAATTACTTCGTGGTGCATGGTAGTTACGGATTTCAAGATAGTCGTAGCTTCATAGGTATCCCCCACCTCGGGCATAGCTATAAGCAAATGATATCCAACAGGTATAGGTAACTGCGCTTCCAACTCTTCGTCATTAATTTTAACAAATTTGGGTTTAGTTGCTGCTTTAGTCATCGTCATCTTCCATATAATTACGCGAGAGGTCTTCTACTAGAGAGCGTGCGGTTTGAAGACCCCGAACCAACCCACACACATCCTTGTACTCAGCAAAGTCTTTTGGACCACCGCTGGTAAGAAATTCTATTGCAGAGGATTTTTGTTCCTCGATACGTTCTATAAGCACGCCAAAGACGGTATTAGCCATAGTCTATAGCTATCTCCTGTTATTTGTTGAAGGGGATGTTACGACCTTAAATATTTCAAGATCGAGTTTATCCGCTTCTTTCTGTGCACCAATATCAATTTTTAGCTTATCTTTTTTAGCACTTAATACTAATTCAGCCTTATCCAGTTCAGATTGTTGTGCTGAAATAGCTATATCGGCCTTATCTTTCTTGGCCTTCCGCAATAGATCTGCCTGTTGTAACTGAGAATCAGCCTGATCTTTCTGGGCTTTACGATCCACTTCAGCCTTTTTAATTGCCACTTCTTCACGACGAAGTTGTAAGATAGGATCTTGAGCCTGTTCTTGTGCTTCTTTCTGAGCCTGTTGCTGTTGATGTGCTTGGGTAAGTTGTTTTCCGGCATCAGCAACAAGTTGTGCAAGGTTGATTTCAATCTCTTCAGGTAGTTCTTTATTGGGAGGTGGTAATGGCACGCCAAGACGCTCCTCAATTTGTTTACGGTAACTAAACCCTAGATGTTCAGCTATATGTGCCTGTAACGAGGCCATAATCTGCTGTGCTTGGGGGTTTTGCCCAATTGTCTGTGCAATCATAGGGTCCTGCATGAACGAAGTGTGTGTGGTAATATGGGCATCATGGTCCTGATATATAAAGGCCCGTAAAGGTTTCCCAATTAATGCTGCCATATTCTCACTAACAGGATCAGTGGGCAGGATATCATCTTTCACAGGAACTAACTTGTCAGCGTTTTTTACCCCTAACACTTCTATCATTTGTCTATGTAGTTGGGGCAAGTCATATATTTGTGGGGCCGCCTGAGACATCTGTAATACAGCCTGATACTGTACTACGCGCTGGGCCATAGTAGAACTGTTAGGGTCACTTACAGGAATGACATCTACACTATCATAATCGGCTTTACGCGCTCCAACCTCCCCACGGAGGGGTATATACGTATAATCTTCCTCCGCATATTCTGCCATGATGGTCTTGAGGAGCTTAAACTCCTGTTTCATAGCGTAATGGACGCGTGCTTGTACTGCTGCCATAGGTTTAAGCGTACGCTCTAACAGGGCCAGTGTAGTACCTACAGGAGCATTTGCGGACATATCAGAGATATTCATATCACTAATAGCGCCAAGCCTACGACCTTCAGTCGTAATCTGATTAAGGAGTGCTAGTAGTGTCTGACTAGGCTCTTTATAGGGAAGAAAAGTAATATTATCCCGTATAGAGCCACTAGGTACGTCTACATCACGGAACTCACCCGGCTCAATGGGGGTATCATCCCCTTTTATCCTAAGACCCCGTGACTTTAGACCCCCCGGAAGATTCGATAACGTACCAGCATCTACAAGCTGACGGACAATAGAAGTACCTGCCCTAGCATAACCACCAATAATATGTATCAACCCAAGCCCGTAGAACCCAAATCCCGGTACATACACATAATGTACAAAATGCTGCCGCTTTAATTTAAGAGCATCGTCAGGGTCCCAATTACGGCGTATAGACAGGATATTAGAAGTACCGCGTTCTATAGTAACAACGTAGGGTTTTGCAATTTCGTCTTCACAGTCATCGAAATTATCAATGACAAGATCCGCGTGTACCTCATATATAGTATACCGATCATCATCGGTTATGGAATACCCGCCCTCTTCGGCTTTACGTTCTTCAATATCCGTACGAAATGGTTGAGGATCACCTAAATCCGTATCCAGATAAAACCCATTTACCTGCAATTTCTTTAGATCGTTTTTAGTCTTACGCATAATATGCGTAACGCGTTCTGCGCTTTCTATATGAGAAGCCCCATAAGGGACAATAACATCTTCGGCGGGTATATAGACTGCGGTCTGCCTCCCAATATTAGGATCAAAATAAACCTTTTTAAACGCTGATCCCGCAAGCCCTAGACTATATAACATACGCTCATGCTCAGGACGATACTCGACCATACGCTCCGTAAGTTCATAGTTCATATCTGCTTTTACACGGGCGGCGGCTTCAGTTTTCTCTTTAGTCTCTTCCCCCAAAATTTTAGTCCGTACCGGACCTGCTGCAGGAAAAGTCTCACTCATTGTTTCTGCTTGGAAACGAATAGCTGCTTCAGCAAGTACAGTAGAATATACACCACATGCACCCTCCCACGGCTCAGTACGCTCCTCGTATTTAAACCCTACTACATCTAGCCCTTTTACGAAGGTATCAGCCCATTCTTTACGGCTGTCTACATCGGCATCTACAAGACCGGTAATTTCATCTGCTAGGTTTTTGCGCTCATTTTCTTCCATATCTTCTGCTAGATTAGCGTCAAAATCACCACTTTTATCCCCAGCAGAACTAGGTACAAGCGTTACTTCTACACCACCATCATCAAGAGGAACTATCTCAGGGTTGATGACTTCAACCGC